GACCCAGGAACAGTTAATGGTGGGTTTGCATTTAGCTTGGTTCAGGTTGCTCAATCACGATCAGCACGACTTGGCCCATTTATTCGAATCAAGGGTTCAGGCTTGCTTTCAAAGCAACGCAATCGTTTAGTAAAACAATTTTTAGAAACCAAATCTGATTGGTTGCTAATGATGGATTCAGATGAGCAACTTTCTGTTGAAGCATTTGATAAATTGATTGAAGCGGCACACGACAAAGAACGCCCAGTTGTAGCAGGTTTAGTATTTGCCAGTTTTGAAACAGGTTATCCGTACCCACAACCAGTGCCAACGATTTTTCAAGATGCCCCTGAAGGCTTCTTGCCGTTAAATAAGTACGATAAAGATTCAGTTTTCCAAGTAGATGCTGCAGGTACTGGATGTTTGCTCATCCACCGTAGCGTTCTTGAAGCAATCAGAGCAGATGCCGACCCACACCAGGGGCAAGATTGGTGCTGGTTTTGGGATGGCCCAATCAACGGCGAATGGATAGGCGAAGATTTACAATTCTGCCGCCGAGTTCGCTCACTAGGTTTTCCAATCTATGCCCACACTGGCGCAATACTGCCTCACTCAAAGAGCTACTGGTTAGATGATAGGCAGCACGATATATGGAACGCATAAAAAGAATTTTAAAAATTAAGGTAAAATCAAAGGAAACTGCTACCGCGATTCCACAACTGGAAAAGGCAATGCTTCCCAAAGTAGAAACGAGAATAAAGCGTGGCAATCACTAACGGTTACACAACGCTCAATGATGTAAAAGTTGCACTCAATCTTGAAGATTCAATTGATAATGCTGCCATTGAGCTTGCTATTGCTACCGCAAGTCGAATGATTGATGATTATTGTGGCCGTTTCTTTTACACAGATGGCACTCAGGGTGCGCCAGCAACTCGTTATTACACCCCAACTGACTATTACATTTTGCCAGTTGATGATTTTGTGAGCATCAGCGAGATTGCAACAGATGATAATTTTGACCGCACCTATGGATCAGTGTGGACGGCTGACGATTCAATGTTTGAACCAGTCAATAATCCTTCACGCGGTTGGCCAATGTCTCGTATTTTGGCAGTTGGCTCTTATGTGTTCCCCTGGAACCTGCCACAATCAGTACGCGTTAAAGGTATTTTTGGATGGTCAGCGGTGCCTTATGAGGTAAAAACCGCAGCAAAGATTCAAGCCTCTCGCTTGTTCCTGCGTAACCAGTCACCATTTGGCATTGCTGGTAATACAGATTTAGGAACAGTGCGATTGGCTGCCAAATTAGATGCCGATGTAGAGGCGCTATTGCGCCCCCTACGCAAGAACAACGGCTTGGCCGTATAATGTTACCTAGTGAGGTCAGAAACGGCTTAAAAGCCAACCTAGAGGCGATTCAGGGTATGCGGGTTTATGAACTGATCCCAAGTACGCCTGTAGCGCCAGCAGCAATTGTTGGCCAGTTGGATTTCACCTTTGATTTGAACAATGCCCGTGGGTTAGACCAGGCAAACCTTGATGTTGTTGTTTTGGTTCAACGCTTTACAGAGCGTTCAGGCCAAAATGATCTTGATAAGTACCTTGCAGGCAGTGGGGATTACTCAATCAAGGCAGCAATTGAATCCGATTTGACACTTGGCGGTGCCTGCAACACTTTGCGAGTTACATCTGCAGAGGCTGGCACTTATGTTGCAGGTGAAATTGAGTTTCTTTCATACCGATACCGTCTCACCGTTTGGGGATAAGGAGAAAAATGAGCTACACAGTTACCTCGGACAAATTCGAGGCGAAGAAAAAAGGCGAAACAATCACCGAAAAAGAATTGCTTGAACTTGGGTTAAACATTGATGCCCTAGTCGCAGGCGAATACATAAAGAAACCAGCAGCAATCAAACCAGCAACAGTAGAGGAAACAAAATAAATGGCCGCTTTAGTTCTTACAAACGCATCCGTTGTTATCAACGGGATCAATCTCAGCGAATTTATTACAAGCATTGCAATTTCAACTAGCGAAGATGTTGTTGATACAACAGGTATGGGTTCGGCTGGAGCGCGTACCCGTGTTAGTGGCCTTGCTGATAACTCAGTAACTATTGAGTTCAATCAAGATTTTGCTGCAGGTGGACCTGAAGTTTCAATTAACGCAGTTGGTTCATCACTTGTTGGAACAGTTACAACTATCGTTGTGAAGCCAACATCAGCAGCAGTAGGTGCAACAAATCCTAGTTACAGTTTTTCAGCAGTTGTTTCCGAATGGCAACCACTATCAGGTGCCGTTGGTGAGTTGAGCAGCATTAGCACAACTTGGCCAATCTCAGGCGTAATCACAAAGGCAATTGCATAAATGGCGCGTTTAGTTCTTACAAATGCTTATGTCGTTTTTGCGAGCAACGATATTAGCCAATATGTTACTTCAGTTTCATTAGCAACATCTTATGATGTTATTGATACTACAGGTATTTCAACTACAGGTGCAGCTCGTACTCGCGTTGCTGGCCTTGCTGATAACTCAATAACAATTGAGTTTAATCAAGATTTTGCAGATAATGCACTTGAAGAACTTATCAACGGAACTACTACAACAAATGGAACCGTTGGTTTAGTTGTGGCAATGGAAGTTCGACCAGTTAACACAACTGTAAGTGCGAGCAATCCAAAATACACATTTAATGCGTTAGTTGCAGAATGGCAGCCACTATCAGGTGCAGTTGGCGAGTTAGCAGGCGTTTCTGCGACTTGGCCAATTTCAGGCGTTATTACAAAAGCAATCGTTTAATCTACTAAGGGGGAAAAATGGATGGATTAGCAGTTAAGGTAAAAACAGTTGATGGCAATGAGGTTAGTTACAAACTAACTCCACGCATCATTGTGGCATTTGAACAACAATTTGGTGCTGGTATGCCTAAGTTGCTGGGTGAACAACAAAAAGTTGAACACATCTATTGGTTGGCTTGGAAAGCAATGCAAACTAATGGGGTTGTTGTAAAACTTTTCGGCCCCGAATTCTTAGATTCAATTGTCAGCGCAGAATTGGATGCTGATAGTTCTTTCGAATCCACCGCAACAGTCTAACTTATACGATTGCTGCGGTGGCCTGCGAAACTGGCGTGAGTCCGATTGATCTACTAGATGCCCCTGAAGGCATCTTTGAAGCAATGACTATTTATTTGAAGGAACGAGCTAAAGCCAATGGCTGATGAAGTAATTGTTCTCACAGGTATCAAAGAAACTATTGATGCCCTAAAAGCCTTCGATAAAGATGCAGTTAAACGCTTCAATAAAGTAATCAATACTGAACTTGCTGGCGCTCAACGAGATGCCCGCAATATCATCCAGGATGAACCGCCGATGAGTGGTTGGAGCAAATCCGATGCGGCTAAACCCCGCAAAACCACTCGCGGTGGTGCTGGTTGGCCTGGGTGGAACGCTGGCGAAATCAAAAGCAAGATTACAAAAACAAAAGCCCAGGGCAAAGTTCGTGGTGATTACACAACAAGTGCTGGTGCTTTGCTGAACAAATCTGCAGCAGGTTCAATTTTTGAAGTCGCAGGCAGGCAAGCATCAGGCACAAAAAAGATGTTTGCCCAATCATCTAGTGGGCAATTCCTGCGCACTCTTGGAAACAGATTTGGAAAAGCATCGCGTGTAGTATGGCGTGTTGTTGATAAAGACCGATCACGAATTGAAGCAAATGTAAATCGCGCTTTGGAACAGGCAAAAGTTGATTTGCAAAAACATCTAGAGGGAGAGCGAGCTAAATAAATGGCAGTTGGCGCAGTTGTAGCCCGCATCCTCACCCAGTATTCTGATAAAGGTTCAAAGGCTGCTCAAAAAGACATTAACAAACTTGGTAAAAACATTGATGGATTTGCTAAAAAAGCTACAAAAGCATTTGGGTTAGCAGCATTAGCATCAGCAGCATTTGCCGCTAAAATTGGAAAAGATGCAGTTCAGGCAGCAATTGCGGATCAGAAATCTCAAGCATTACTTGCTAATACTTTGCGCAATACTACGGGTGCAACCAAAGAAGCAATTTCAGGCGTAGAAGGCTATATAACTTCGCTTCAAAAGCAATTTAATGTGGTGGACGATGATTTGAGGCCAGCAATGGCGCGGCTTGTTGGTGCCACCGGGTCAATTACGGCAGCACAAACATTGATGCAAACTGCCCTAGATGTTAGTGCTAAATCAGGTGCTGATTTAGAATCTTCAGTTGGCGCAATTATTAAAGCAACAAGTGGTCAATTTAAGGCACTCAAAAACCTTGTTCCTGAATTAAGCCTTGCAACAATTAAGTCTAAAAATGTTGCTAAGGCATTTGAAGAAGTCAATAAGGCAAGTGCAGGTGCAGCAGCCACTCGCGCTAACACTCTTGAATATCGCTTAAAAGGTTTAAACATTGCCTACGGCGAGATTCTTGAAACATTAGGTTATGCACTTTTGCCAGTTATTGAAAGATTTGCAGATAAAATAACAAAAGATGTGCTTCCCGCAATTGAAAAATGGGTTGCGCTTAATAAAGATAAGTTAGCCGCTAGTTTTCAAACTGCTGCAGATTTTGCAGTAAAATTTCTTGCAGTTGCCATCTCATTTGGTGATTGGGTTTCTAACAATATGGGATTAGTAAAAACAATGGCTGCCTTAATTGCTGGAATGTTTGTTGTAGGTCGCGCTTCAGCTTTTATTATTATGATTGGACAAGTTACCGCAGCGATGGCATTGCTTCGCACCACCGCTGCAGGTGCAGCAGTTGCAACTGCATTTGCAACAGGTGGAGTAAGTGCAATAGCAGGTGCAGTAGCCGTTGCAGGAATCCTTGCAGCAATAGGTATTGGTGCAATGGCACCAGGTACTACTGCAGGTGGTAGCGGTAAGGGGGGAGCAACTGGCGGTAATCCATTCCCTAAGTTGGGTGCAGGTGGTGCAACTGGTGGAACTAGCGCTACTCCACGAAACTATACTGGCCACCCATCAATGAATAGCATTGGGGCAGTTACATCGGCAGATCAAACATTTGCTGCGTGGCTTGCTGCACTTAATAAAAATACAACTGCAACTGTAAAAAATACAAAGTCTGTAATGGATATTGCAACAGAAAACGCAATGAAGGAACTGGCAGCACGCCAAAAGGCGCTATCAGGTTCAGCTTCAATTGCAATTGGTGGCGGTGGCAAGATTTATAGCACTCGCAACGATGCAGGCAAGATTGATGTAAATGTGTATGCAGGCAATGTTGTTGGTTCAGCCGATGCACTTATCCAGGTTGTTCAACAAGGCTTGCAGGCAACTGGCCGCCGAAATGGTGGTGGCTTAGGACTAGCAGCACCAATGCAGGTAGTTTAATGCCAGCATTTGACGGTACAACCTCACCTAGCATTGCGGTTCAATTCCTCAAAAGTGGAACTTGGACTTCAGCAACAATTAGCGATGTTGTTCAAATTGATATTCGCCGTGGCCGTGAGCGTGCAGATTTGCGTGACCAGGCAGGATTTGCCAGCATTATTTTTAACAATGAATCAGGTTATTATGATCCTGACAATACAAGTGCCTCAAGTCCGTGGGTAGTCTCAGGTGCAAGCATCCTTCGTGATGGCCTGCAAATGCGCATTACTGCAACTTGGAACTCAACTGTTTATCCATTGTTCTATGGTTTTCTTGAAAATAATTACACCAACCAGGGATTCTTGCCCAATGTAACAATGACTTTCTATGATGGCATTGGCTACATTGCCGATGGCTTCGCACCAGCGTTGGCCGTTGCCGCTAATTCAGAAACTGCTGCAACTCGCGCTGGCAGAATGTTGGACTACGCAGGCTGGACTACTGGCAATGGATTTTCACGCTCACTTACAGGCTCAGTTACTATGCTTGCAACAGTCCAAAATCGTGGATGTATGCAAGCAATTACAGAGTGCGTTGATTGCATCTCAGGCCGTTTCTATATTTCAAAATCAAATGTGGCTACATTAGTTCCGCTATCTGACAAGTTCAGCCGCCCAACTCAATTGCTTTTCAGCGATTCCGGGGCATCAAATACAGTTTCTTATGCAGATTTAATTACCAACCCAGGCACAAAATATGTGGTTAACCAGGCAATTATTATGCGTGGCGATAACAACCAGGTTACATCTACATATAACCCAAGCAAAACTGCTTACGGTGTTGTTAAAAAAGAAATCTTTGCACCAGTCAATACCGATACAAATGCAACAAACTTAGCTTTATATGAATCACGCAAACTTGCAACCCCTGATACCTACATTGAGCGCATTGATTTTAACGGTTTGGTTGTGGCTCAAAATGGTTTGCTTTATCCTGATTTCTTATCAACAGAGTTAGCCGATCAGGTTAGCGTTCAGCGCACAACCTATGATGGCCGTTTTATTCAATGGAATCTTGTGGTTGAAGGTATGAAGCACACCATCACCCAAAGCAACTGGAATATCTCTTTTAACACATCCGACATTAACCCTTACAGTATTACCATCTAGGGGGAACAATGCCTTTATGCCCGCAAATCACTAACACGCCAATCACAGTTACACAGACTGCAGACTTTACTGTTTCCAGCGTGTTGCCAGTTGTTGCTGCAACTACTACGCAACTTGATGATGCCATTATCCTAATTGATGGCAAAACAAAAGCCTATTATCAAGCAACTGCGCCAACTTCAGGTATGACTGAAGGCGATATTTGGTTTGATACTGATGATGGCAATAAACAGTATTATTACAATGGCACCGCTTGGGTATCTGTTCAAGACACTGCTATTGCCGCCGCCCAGTCAGCCGCAACTGCAGCGCAAACAACGGCAGATGGCAAGAATAAAATTTATCGTCAAACCACAATGCCTACAACTGGGCCATTTTCAGAGGGTGATTTGTGGTTTGATACTGATGATGACAATAGATTTTACCGTTACACAAGTGGAGCGTTCTCCGCATTTTCACTTGGAAACAATGCAATTGCTAGTCTTTCTGCTACAAAGCTAACTGCAGGAACAATTGATGCTTCAGTTATTACTGTTTCAAACATAAACGCTGGCAATATCTCAACTGGCACTTTGGCTGCAGCTCGTATTGCTGCAGGTTCTTTAGATGCCAGCAAAATTACTGCAGGAACTATTACTGCAACTCAAATTTCATCATCCTATGTATATGCAGGAA